ACAGCGTGTCCGCCGCCTCGTCGGCCTGGCCGATTGCGGCGGCCCAGGAGGTTTGTGCAGGACCGGTTCCACCGGCCGTGTTCGCCCACTCCCAGAGCACTTCTTCGACGCCCCGACCTTCACCCTGTTCCAGCAGGCTGTTGGCGCGACGATCGAAGTCGTTGTCCGGGCTGATGTAGCACTGGACGCCGGTGTAGAGCCCGAAGACCGGACCCGATCCGTGCTCGATGCCCTCGTAGGTCTTATCGCCAGCGACCGGGTTGCTGACGTAGCAGAGGCCGGGAGCGGCCTGCGGGAACGTGCATCCCTCAGAAATCCACTCGATGCCCGCTCCGACGCCGAGGCGACCGAGCGATACGAAGTCACCGGTGACGGACTTGATCCCGCCCTTGCGAGGGTTGCGCCGCGGAGGTTCCACAAAGATGTTCGGCATGTGTCCGCCCTCCCTTCAGTCTGTTCCTGGAAGGCGACTGGGCCAGCCGCCTTCCAGGTCGGGACTCAAGCGACGGCGCAGGTCACGTCAGCGGCACCACTGCGACCGGCGAGGCAAGCCACGTCGATGGTGACCTTGACGCCCGAACCGCAGGTGTTGGCGACCGCGAAGCCCTCCTCGAAGAACGCCGCCGTGTAGGTGTTCTGGGTGAGCAGTTCGTGGTCGTACACGGTGTCGAGGTCCACCACGTCGTTCGTCAGGCGGACGAAGGAACCGGCCGGGTAGAGCAGGGCCTCCAGCGTGTCCGGGAACGAGGTCCAGCCCGCCGTGCTCGTGGTGTTGAACGGCTGGTAGTCGTAAATCCACTGCACCGACAGGTTGCGCGCGCTGAAGTAGGCGTTGATCTGCTGGTCGCTGACGGCGAGCAGGTCCACTCCGGTGCGGCGGGACAGGTCGGAGCGGACGATTTCCTTCGCCCAGACCGGGAGGATGACCTCGATCGTGGCGTTCGGGTCCATCGTGTAGATGGTCCGGAGCCGCGTGGCCTGGATCGTGAGGGCGTCCAGCACGTCGCTGGTGGTCGCACCGATTTCGGCGTGCGCGACAGCGGCACCGATCAGGGTGCTGACCCGCTGGAGCGTCGCCGCATTCAGCCGACGAGCGTGACCGACGACGGCCAGTTCGAGGATGCGGCGGACCAGTTCGGGGTAGGCCGCGTTCGTGAGGAGCCCTGCGGTGATGCAGAACCCGACCACATCCAGACGGACTTCCTCGAACGGGGGGCACTCGACGGCGTAGCAGGGCTTGACCGCTCCGGCCTCGACCTGCGCCTCGGTGAACGTGAAGCCGAAGTCGGCGTCAGCCATGAGGGCGGCGAAGTCCGGTCCCTTGGTGAAGTTGATGCCACCGCGACGAGCGGTGACCTCCGGGATCGAGAGCAGACCGGTGCTGGTCTCCAGCGAGCAGAAGTCGTACAGCGTCTCGGACGGCGCACACCAGCCACCAGCGGCGACGAGCGATCCGCCCGGAAGACGGGACTCCTTCGCGGCGTCCATGATGGTGCGGAACTGGTCTTCGAGCGGCGCGTCCATGCCGGTGCTGAAGGCGTTCTCCGGCTTCTGGATGCGTGCGACACCGTAGCGCTGTGCCTTCTGGGAGAGGCCGTAGACGCCAGGGTTCATGTTCTTCTGGCCGCCCATCTTGCCGCCCGTGAACGAGCGCGAGCGAGCGAGGAAGGCTTCGGCCACCTGGTCGAAGGAGTCCAGTTCCTGACCGTTGGAGTAGCCCGGAACGTCGGCCGCGGCGATGAGCACTGCGCTGGCAGGCTTCGGCACGATCACGTCCGGCGCGTTGCGCTGGGCGATAGCCACGGTACGGCGGGTGGGCTTCGGTGCCGGGGCGGCGGCCACGACGACCTCCTTTCGGTTCTTGGCGTCGTCGGACTCGTCATCCTCGTCACCGTCGGGCACTTCGGTGGGCTCCTCTGTGGGCTCCTCGGAAGGCTCCGGGTCCGGCTCGGGAACAGGGCGTGCCTGGTCGCGCAGACCGGCAATTCGTGCGGTGCGCTCCGCGTCAGCGGCTTCGCGGGAATCGGCCTCGGCATCGAGCGTGGCGGAGTTGCCCATCAGGGTCTCGGCCTTCGCGATGTCGTCGTCCGTGAGGTCCGCGTCGTCCTTCGCCATGAGGGCGCGCGCCTCTTCCATCGCCTGCTCGCTGAGAGCGCGAAGAGCGTCGAGGTCCAGGCCCTCGAACGTCGCGGGCATCTCGAACATGGTGTCACTCCTAGAGGGTCGTGAGGGATAAGTACCAGGGGCTACGCCCGAAACTTGCCCCGTCTACGACGGAGTGATCAAGAGATTTCTACCACACCGACTCTCAGAAAGTCGGACTTTATGGAAATTAGAGCGCTTCATCCGCGCCTAGAAGAGTGCGATCAGCATTCCGATCGCCGTTGCGACGGCGAAGATCAGGCCGCCGATGACCATGATGGTCGCGTTCCGCGCCTGGTCGGGACGGCCGCCCAGGTACAGCGCACCACCCACCACGAACACGATCAGACCGAGTAGTGCGGCGATGGTGAGGAAGATTTCCATTAGGGCTGTCTCCGATACGTTCCACCGGCGCGCTTCGCGGCGGCGGCGGCTTCGACTTCGGTCTTGTAGGTGGACCGGTCGCCCGAGGGCTTGGTGACGACGTAGGTCGTCTTTGCGTCGTTCTTGCTCTTCCCACAGTTGCAGGGCATGGCTACTCCTTGATCTTGGTGCGGAGGGCGTGGAGGCGCTTGTCGCGCAGTTCGGAACGGAGAGCACCGGCACGGAGCGCGCGCTTCTCAGCGTGCCGGTACTCGTCCACCGTGGTCCGGACGATGCCCGCCACGGTATCGGCATCCAGCCCAGAGGCGGTGACGGCGGCATCGAGAGGGAGGACGATACCTGCCGCGACCAGGGCGGTCTGAACACCATTCGCGGAAGCGACCAGCGTGTGCGGGATGGGAAGTCCCGGCACGTTGACCGCGAGGGCCGCGACCAGTTCGAGGTTGCCACGGATTTCGCGCCAGTCACCGGAGAGCCGACCGGACGCACGGAGGGCGTGACGCTGGTCATCCGTGGCAGTGCGGCGCATGGCACCGGAGAACCAGATGCCGAAGTCGTCCTCGCCCACCACGATGTCGGCCACCGCCGCGCCGGTGTTGTCGTAGTGCGCCGCGGCGACCTTCGCGGAGGAACGCAGTGAGGCGTGCCCGGTGTCCATCGTGATCTGGCCGACCCGGACCGGACCATTGTCGGTGTCGAGTGTTCCCGTCGCGTAGTACCAGTAGTCGGTCAGCGACTGGGGTGCCTCGGTGCACACGCCGCTAATCCCGATGTGGCACACGCCCCACTGAGCCACGTAGCCGTAGATGTGATCGCCGTCGAGTTCGACGCCGACCCGCGGGTCTTCCATCTGGACCCGCTGGAACAGGCTGTGGTCGAAGATGTAGTTGGCCGAGGACACCAGAGTGAACATCGGTGCGGCGGATGCGGCGAGCGCGTGCTTGCCCCGACGCTTCCCGGCGTGCGTGGCGGGCCAGATGCCAATGGCCTCCTTGTGCATGTTCGCGCATGCACCTGCCAGCCAGTCCGGGTTCTTGATGTACTTGGCCAACTGCCGACGGCACCGGTTGAAGTCGCCGGGTGCGCCCCAGCGAATCTTGGCGGCACCCTTGCCGCGCACCCAGTACCGGCGGATGCGCCCGGTCGGGATCGGGTGAGTAATCCATCCGGGTCCATCGTGGGTTCCGGGAGCGAACGCTGTGATCGGCTCCATCGCGGCGGCGAGCAGGATGTCCACGAACTCGTCGGTGTCGTCGGCCCAGGTGTCCGGCAGTTCCACGTCGTCACAGCCGAGCGCGCTCTTGCGCCGACGGATGTGCGCCTTGGTGGCGGCCGGGTTCTTGGCCCGACCGATCGCCTGGATCGCGTTGCGCAAGTCCTGGCAGTTGGCGATCGGGTAGGAGCCGTCCGGCATCGCGGCACCCTTGCCCGCGAGGTTCTTCCGCTCCTTCGTGCTGACCTCGCGGAACTCGTCTTCGAGGTCGTCGTCGTCCTCCTCGGCGCAGGCGGCACAGGCGGCAAGCGCTTCGGGGCTGAGTTCGTCCGCGAACTCGTGGCCCAGCCCCATGAACG